CTATTTTGTGCTGTAGTACGTCTTCAGTTTACAGTATTGCCTTTGGGCTTATTGTTCGGTATTGCTTAGTCTTGCCGCCTCTCTCTCTTTTTACAGCATTGCTTAGTCTTGCTGTTTTCTTTTCGTTTTGTGATGGAGTTTGTCGAGGGTCTCAGCTCTCAAGTGTCTTCGGTTGCCGAGTGGTTGGGTACCTGCCTGTTATCGATGGGTCGGTCCTACCGAGACGCTGCTGTTACTTACTTCTCTGACAAGTTGTGGGAGTGGACTCCGCCGTTGTGGTTTTGGGTCTTCTTTTTCACGACCACAATTTTGTGGGTCTGGAACCTCATTGCCAAGGCGACGCGCGCCAAGTTGGAGGACAACAATCAATAAGATTCTGGCCGCGCAGACTGTGCGGGCAGAGTATCGGGTGTCAGAATCGGGCGCCCAGTTGTCTGGTTTTACCTACGACACGAACATGCAGAAGATCAATGATCTGACCGCCAAGGCTGTCATTGACTTTCAGAACAGGATTGGCAAGTGTTTTAAGCCCAAGCACCACACGGAGTCGTCGTTGGCTACTTCTGTGTACAAGCCCTGGCCGTATGCAATGCCTAAGAACCTCAAGTACGAGCTTGAGCTTGGCGTTGACAATGGAGTTGAAGGTCAAATTGTTCCTTTTGCGAGGGGTTTCATCGTGGGTTCGGACATCGATCAGACCAGGCGGTTGTTGTTCGTCAATTTGCACACGTACAAGGAGTTTTCTGACTCAGGGCTCGATATGCTCTATCTTCGGAGCATGTCTGGCACGTCCAGGGATTGGGTCAAGTTTGGAGATCCTGAGTGGGTTGGAGTTCCCCAGTCACGTGCGGTCATTGACGAGATGTCAAAGACTGCCAAGGACGTGGTTGCTATCGAGCTTCCAGAGCGGTTGTGCGCCCGCTATGGATGGACCAAGGCCCCAAGAGAGTTTGACCGCACGGTTTTGGGCACACTCCACATGTTCAAGTGGGAGGGTGACCAACTGCTCTATGCAGAGGGTCCAGTCCATGAGCTTGAAAAGTACTTCGAGCAGTTGACGGCAGCCCACGGGGTCTCCACGGAAAAGGGACAGTCTGGAGCCGTCCTCTACAAGTTCATCGATCAAAAGTTGGTCCCGTATGCCATGCATATGGCTGGCACAGCAGATGCTGAGAGGTTTCCGTACAATCTTTGCATCAACACCGTCGGCATCCGCTTGCACCGTCTTCGATATGGTTTGATCGTCGACAATTACAAGGATTTCCTGCAGCCGCCTGATTTCAATCCAGGAGTGCTTGACGGAAAAATCGAAACTGCGGCCAAGTTCATCGAGGAGTCAAGGAAGAAGCCGTCTTTCTTTCGGCGCTCTAAGCGTCGTCCTATGACGCCTGTGCAGCAAGATCAAGTTGCCGCAAAACGCTGTAAGTACCACGACAACATCGAGAGGTGGAGCCATTGCAAGCGGATGATTGCTATGCGCCCCGAGTGCAAAGACGAGTTGTCCATGCAAAAGGAGATCAAGTCCTTGGAGGAGACGTTTGATGAGATCAACGATTTCTTCCAGCCACTCTACCCAGAGATCAAGCAAAATGCACTGGAATGCGTCGAGCTTGAGTTGGATGAGCAGACGTTTGACGTGCAGCGCACGCCACATGTTGTTCCCGACCCTTCTTTGTTTGCTACCACGTTCACCACGGAGGCGAAAGGTTCATTGAAGGCAAAGAAGGCCAAGAGTGCTCGCTACGGCTACAAGCACCCCACACTTGGGTGGTGCTACCCTGGTGACGATGGTAAGATCAAGTATCAAAACCAGGACTCTTATCTCAACCGAGATGATTGGGAGGAGTTCATCAGGGAGCAGAACGCCACCGAGGAGATCGAGGAGGATGTTCAACAAAAGTTGTGGGGCAACGATTTGGGTTCCGCAGGTGGGTATTCCGCTTCTTCACAGGGGTCGTTGACGGGTGCCATTGGGATGCCAGGAGGTCGCCGAGCCCGTGACAGGGCTGCAGCTGAAAACAGGGCCATGCGAAGGATTCACGAGGACGATTTCGGTTACAGCAGCGAAAGTGCATTGTTGTCAGCCATTCGCAACAAGTTGCCCTTCATGCAGCCGATCTCCGAGGACGACTTCATGCCGCTTGAACAAGACACACAAGTCAGCTCGTTGCAGGCTGATCTTAAGGTTCTCACAGCCACGCTGAAGAGGTTGAGAGAGGCAAAGATCAGTGACGAGTTGGACGCTAAGATCAAGGCGATTGCCACAGATCTGGCCACTGAGCTTGCTGGGGCTCAGCCCGCTGACTTGACAGTGGATTCGCTCGTCGAGGAGGCCAAGCGTCTGAACAAGACAGTGCCACCGCACATTGCGATCATCAATCAACACATTAAGGATGCCATTCCTATCAGGAGGCCTGTTGAGGAAATTGTTTTCAAGGACAATTCGGTTCTTATCCACGTGATCGGTTTGGACGGTCTGTGTTCAGCTGGTTTTGCGAAGGGTCTGGCCAACAGGGAGCCTACGGCAATTGGTTCTGACGGCACCACCGTACATGGTTTGATGGATGACAAGGGACACAGGATCCGAGAAATTTCGGAAGTCTACAAGGTTGGCGACATCGTGGTTTCCAACCCTACAGACAACACTAACACGACGATTGTCCACTTGATTGGCAAACAGTTCTCCTGTGATGCCCCTTCACCAAAATCGATGGCTTCATGTGTTGCAAATCTTGCGACTTTTCTCAAGGACAACAGTTTTGATTTTATTTATTTTCCAGCCCTTGGAGCGGGTTGTGATCAAAAGAAGGTTACAGATAGAGACCTTGCTTCGGAGTGGTTCCGACTTGCAGGCCCTATGCTGGATGCTCTTGAGGTCAAGAAGTACATCATTTGCCCAAACCTTCAATCGCTGCGTTGGATCCAGAGGAAACCACGTCTCAGCAATCTTAACCACACAGCACATTCTTCTCCAGCCGCAGCTGCTTTCACTGCGGTGCGTGATCAATTCGTCTTTGACTTGGGGAAGGACGGCCATGCTCAGACCATCAATGACACGTTGCCTGCCTACCAGTTGAATCTTGCCTCGTCCAAGTACGTTCCATGTTCTCTCGTTCCAATAGAGAAAAGGGTCCAAAGGGCTGAGGCTGCACTCAACAGGTTGTTCAGAGAGACCAAATTGGATCTCACGTCAGATGGGCCACTGAGTATTGCAAAGAGCGAAATCCTCATTGAAGATCTGGAGAAGATTCCGGCTTTGGAAGCGTATTACGCACAGGTGCGCAAGGCTCTTGGCACCCCAGTCCAGGAGACTCCTGAGTGCTTCAATGACGACGGCTTTCCTATGCTCGAGAAGAGCTTTGCTGTCGAGTCTCAGGCCCGAAAGAGCCGTCATCAACCACAGTCTCCTGACATCGAGAACATCGTAAACATGACCAGGGCTCGGACAGTTGTTGCAGACCATCACGGTGATTTCATTCCGTTGGCTCCGGGCGACGACATCGCCCCGTTGCGATTCAAGCACAATTTGAAGCTCCCCCCCCTGAGCGAGAGGGCTGTAGAGAGCAGTTTGCGTAAGCAGATGGAGAAAAGAAAGAATGGCTCCTTTAAGGGCCATCAGTCCGCCATTGACAAGGAGGTCACCGCGTTGAGCGACACTCTGGACCCTGTCGATCCTATGAGCGATCTCGTTTACATAGATTGTTCACTTAGGGCATTGTATGATTCCTTGGAAAAGGAAAAATCACAGGGATGGACAGAGGCTCTTAAGCCTGGCACCAAGGCAGTGTGGGATTCTCCCGAAGACTTTGCAGTCCTCATCAAGTTCGTTAAGTGTCGGCTCTTCGTCAGGCACGTGTTCGGCCTCGAGACCATCAAGAAGATTTCTCCACGTGACGCGGTGTACTACGGTTTGAAAGACCCTGAGAAGTTGTTCATCAAGGATGAGCCTCATACAGAAAAGAAGTTCTTGGAAGACCGCTTCCGCTTGATCTGGGCACCATCTCTTGCAGATACTTTGCTGTTGGGTCTGTCCACCCGCCGCTTTGATAAGCAGAACATTTCTTGCTACCAATTCGGAGACATCTCCGAGTACGGCATTGGAATGGGCCACCACGACCTTGGCTTGTTGCGTACAGGCCAGGTCGTGGGGTCCATGGTGGCTAACGCCTTCCGTGCCGGGCAGTCCAAGATCTCTGGCGCAGATTACAGCGGTTATGATTTCAGCATGCCTCGGGATGCGTTCCTGGAGGTCAGCAAGGTGAGGAAGAACAAGGTTGAGAGGGCAGAGGATCGTGTTCTCGAGTATGAGTCGGCCTGGGAAGATTTCCTTGGGTACGCCCATACCATGTTGGACATCGAGCATTTGCTTTTGTCGACGCATGTCGTGGCCGTCGCCGAGCGTTTGTACACTGTGCGTGCGTTCGGCATAGTTGGCAGTGGAACGTTAGTCACGGGGTCCAACAACACAATGGCTAACATTTTGATGACGAGAGCAGCTGGAGCTGAAGAGCTCCACTGCGTCAGCGACGATAACGTGTATCGTGGACACGTCAGCAAAGACATTTTGTCAGACTTCGGTCTTGTGCTCAAGGAAACCGTCGATTGCCCGATAATTGTGTCGGCCGAGGGTAACTTGTCGGTCTTGAACGTGCCTTTCACGTCGCATCTGTACTCAGTACAGGCTATTCCCCCTGATTTTACGGGTGAAGAAGACATGGCCGTCGTCACTCCGTCTGTTGTTCCCCTAACCACTCCCTCAGTGTCAGCGTTATACGCAAATCCTGCGAAGATGTTTTCAAACATCATCTTCAAGGTCAAGGGTGATGGTCGTACCAAACCGTTTATTTTGGATCCAGAGATCATTGCAGGAATCTTCTTTGCCCTAAGGCACACGAAGTACTTGTCTTACATTTTCCAAGAGTTCCTATGGACCATGAATCCGCAGGCTTGGGTTGATCTCTCCGTCAGTGAGCTTTTACACCCAGTGCATGCGCACAATCCAGCAGTGGACCTTGACCTTGATGGTCTTCTGGCTATTCAGTCTGAGGATTCTCAGGCCATGGGCATTCCCAGGATGCCCACTCGGCCTGTTCCTCGAGACAACCACAATTGAGTCAGCCATGGTCAGAGCCGTGGTGATGGGGGGGTATGGATACTCCATACGCTTGAATCCGGAGGTTATTTCCTTGCCTCGTCGTGTACGCCCCATCGTAACGCCGGACTTGGCTTAGCCACTGGAACGACGCCTTTCGTTGTTCTTGAGTGATCGGCCGCTGTCTGTTAAATCAAATAAATATATCGGAGGAGGGTGGGTCAAAATTTTTCTAGACCAGAAATATACTTGTAGATACTTGTAGTTTGGTCACTATGCCTTTAACACAAAAGCAGAAAGCAGCTCTTGCTGCCACTCCGCCAGCGCAACGCAATGCATTACGCGCCGGATACAATAAGCAAAATTTCACCAGCGCTCGACCGAAGGCCAAGTCGCGGGCGCAGCCAAAGTCCGCGGCCAACGCGCCAGGTGGAAGACGTCGGTGGGTGCAAAAACAAAAGGCTGGATCAGCCCTCGTTCCCGCACGGGGACACGGGTATTATGATGCCTTTAGAAATCCGCCTAGTAATATTGCATTTCCTGCATCTATGGGTGAAGCCACGCCCTTGCGATCCATTACCAGGTTTACCACACCCAACACTTCCCACAACCTCTCAAATGGACCACTTTTGCTCGTGGTGTATAACGATGTTGCCGGAAAGGTCGTGGCCGGCACCTTTAATATCGCTGACAAGGTTGATACAGACAATCCTCTCTACACATACTTCACAGCTTCGCAATTTGAATCTCCACCATCTGATACGCCGTACATTCCCACGCGGCAGTCAATCAGGATTACGAATGTGTCGAATGTTGTTGACCGGGGTGGTGTTGTAAGAGTTTTGCGCGCAAACAACCTTGATCCGAAGTTCAAATGGTACACAAATGGCGCCTCCACGGACACCAATTTTCCTAACAGGTTAACAGTTGGTCATGTAAAGGAGGTCATGGAAGAAATACGTGATTCGCCGAAATCTCGTAGCTTCGGAGCTGATGATTTAAGCAAGCAAAAGCAGTGGAATTGTTACATCACTGACTTGGCATCCTCCACGAATTTCATTGATCGGCAGATTGTACCTCACGGTTGGCAGGGGAGTACTCCCGCGGGTTCTGAGGGTTTTGTCAAGGAAGCTGCAGCGTCGGCTCCGATGTCCACATTTCTTTTCCTTATTG